TGTCGTCTCCACCAGCCATGTCAGTGCACCCATCGGCTTGCCGGGACCGCCGGACGCGTCTGCATCCAGTCCCAGATCTCGTCTTTCTCTTTCTCGGACAGCGTCGAGCCGCCCTCGCTTGCCCTGTTGGCGGTCAGCCAGCCCTCGACGGCGGCACGGAACTGCCACATCGACATCCGGTCGACCGCGCGCGACGTAAAACCGATGGCCGCGCCTAAGCCGTAGACGGCAGCAAATCGGAACTTGCCGTTGGGGAGATCGTCGATTCGGTCGTCGCCGTCGTCCCCGCCAGATTTGCTGCCAGATTTTCCCCCAGGACTTCATCCACCGCACCGATCAGCGCCGCAGCGATGATGACCTGGGCCAGCGCCAGGTTTTCCATCGGCGGTCTGGTCTTGACGTAGAGCTCGACGAGCTTGTCGGCCTTGGACGGTTTCATGCCGCCGCCGATGAGACCGCAGCGGATCGTTTCCGAGATGTCCTCGATCAGCCAGGCATTGCTTTGCAGCCGCGCATGGATGATGAACGGTCCGCAGTCGCGCGCTTCCTGCAGCAGGGCGAGCTCGCCCCACGCCAGCCGGAAGTCGCGGGCCTCGCCGGCGAACCTCTGCGTGACGCGGGCGTCGCGGTTGGATTTCAGGTCGTCCATGGGTCACCTATGCCGGAACCCATTCGCCGACGATCTCGCCGTCCGACTGCATGTTGACGTTCATGGTGACGCGCGCCGCCTGCTGCGAACTGAAGGCGAGCGAATCCACCTGGAACAGACCGGTGTAGGTGAGCGTGCCGGTGGCGAACTCGATCTCGACCTTCGCCGGGACGCTGTCGGTCGACATCCACGCGTCGTTCCAGTCGGGCACCGCCTCGGCAGCCGCAACGCCTTCGCCGGTGATCACCGCCGACAGGTTCTGCGCATCGCGGCCGACCCACGCGACGGCATCCGGATCGTCGCAGTCGGGGATGTTGATTTCCTGCAGGTTCTTGGTGAGCGTGAAGGACTTCGATGTGAAGCCGCACGGCGCGGTGTAGACCAGTGGCGCCGGTGCCTGCGCGGTGACACCTGATGTCTGCGGTGCCGAACCGCCCGAGGTGTTGACGCCGGTGAGCGTGAAGGTGTTCGCAGGCGATCCGACCGAACTGATGCGGTGCGAACCGTTGGCCGCCGTCATGCCGGTGCCGGTGGCGCCCGCGATCACGACGGTCTGGTTATCGACGAAATTGCCGATGTCGGCGGGAGCGACCTCGACGGTGGCCGGATTGGTGTTCGACAGCGAGACGACGCTGACCGCCGCAGGCGGCGATCCTGACGAAAGCCCGAGCAGCACGCGGAACTTGCCAAATTTTGCGGTTGTCGGTTGCGCCATGGTATTCCCCTCCTTCAGGGCTGACGTTCGATGAAGGCCTCGAACTCGATGACGCCGTGATTGGTGAGGCCGTCGGGATCACGGAAGATGCGGATCTGCCGGTGTTCGATCATCACCAGCGCGTTGATGGAGAGCTCCAGGTCGATGTCGTGTAGCGCGTTGCGCACCGCGTCACAGACACGCTTGCACTCGGGAAAGCCCACGGTGCGCGACCATGCGTCGATCTGTACCGAGATGGCGCTGCCGAGGATGCAGTCGGCGTCGTCCTCGGTCTCGGACGATCCGGCGTAGCTGACATAGGGAAAGGGCGTGTCGATCGGGATCGTCTCGTAGACGCGATCGTCGACCAGCGCGATGATGCCGGTGTCGGCCTTCAGCCTGGCGACGATGGCACCCTGCAGTTCGAGGTCGGGCGACATGCTCATGCGCCATCCCCCTCGTTCGCCTGCTGCTGCTCAATCGCCTTCTTGACCGCGTTGCGCATCGTCCGTGACAGGCGGCGCTTGATGGTCTTCTGCTGCGCGCGGTAGGTCGGGAAGATGTGCGGCTGGCGGTTCGAGCCGGGATGGTTGACCTGGGTGGCGAACATCTTGGTGCCGTCCTGGCCTTCGAATGCCAGCACCGGGGACTTCTTCGCCTTGATGATGTGCGGCGACGTGCCGAACTCGATGAACCGCCAGATAAAGGAGCCGAATACGGCCGTCGCGTTCGGATCCTTCGTCTGCTGCGTGCGGCCGAGCGGCTTGGAACCGGCAGCCCGCGACTCGGAAAGGCGCGCCGCATGGATGGACTGGCGATAGCGACCGCCGCCGCCACGCCGATCGACCGGTGCCCTCGCCCTGATCCGCTCGGCGAGCTCCTGCGCGATTTTCATCTGCGTGCCGGCCAGCGCCACGATGGCGTTCGGAGCCACCAGCGCATAGGTCCGCATCACCTCGTCGCGGCCGATGAACATCGCCTTAACCGGCATCGTCGCCTCCCTTGGCCTTGGACTTGGTCGCCGGTTTGGCAACGTCGCGCTCCCTGGCGACGCCCTTGGCAAGCGCCTGCGCGGCACAGGCGCGGGTGACGTTGCAGACGTGTCCGGCCTTGTAGTCGATGGTCGACATCGGCGTCGGCTTGAAGGACCAATTGCGCGTAAACACCAGCCATGGCATTGCGAATCCTCCTATCCAGGATTGACGCCGGACTCGCACAGGATCTCGTAGTAGGCGCGGTTCGGCGTGCGGGTGATGTCGCGGATGTTGAACAGCGTGCCGTCCTCGACGTGGCGGATGCGCCAGTCGGCATTGACGGTCGCCATCGGGCCGTCGTCGGCAAGCACGCTGATGATGGAGTTCTTGCGGCTCTGCAGCCGCGAGGCCATGACGGCTTCGCCGCCCTTCAGGAAGGAGATCTGCGCGTAGACCTCGAACTTGGAGACGAAGTCGCCGGACACGGTGTTGCCGTAACCGTCATCGACGGGGTCGCGCTGCTCGAAGGCGACGCGGTCGTAACGCTGTCCGGAGACGTGATGTTGCCTGGCCATGAACGCAAGAAAACGGCGCTACGGTCGGGAGTTGTCATCATCCCCGTAGCGCCGAAAATTCCCACATCACGAAACAAACAGAAAGGATCGAGCGGCATGTTCGATCTGGCCACAGGATGCGCCGATGACTGCGGAACCGCAAGTGCGCTTCGGCACATTTGCGCAAAGGCTCATTTCCACAAAGACGCCAATGAGGCGAGATGGATCTTCAGCATGTCGATATGGGTGTCGCGTTCGCGCCTGGTCTGGAACAGGTCGGCGATGCAGTAGCCCTCGCCGCAGATCCGGCCGACCAGCGAATAACCGTGCGCGCCGAGCAAAGCGCGGGCCTTCCGGAGATCGTCCGTCGCCCTCGAGCGGCGCTCGAGCAAAGTCTGCGACGGCTTGCCCGGATCCTGCCATTCCTGAAAGCCGAGCGAGGCGCGCTTGGCATCGACGACGATTTCGAAGGCGTTGCGAAAGCGGAAGGCTGCGGCGATCTGGTCGCCGTTGAGAACACCGAGACGGCCGAGCGTCGTCACCGAGGATTCGCGGATGGCAACGACCGGCGCAAGCGCTACCTGTGGCTCTTCGGTGACTTCATGCGCTTGCCTGCCACGCGCATGGCGATGGCGATCGCCTGCTTCTGCGGTCGGCCGTGCTTCATTTCCGTGCGGATGTTTGCGGAGATCGCCTTCCTCGACCTTCCCTTTTTCAGTGGCATCGCGCATCTCCCTATACTCTCGGAACCCAGTTGCCGACGAACCACGTCTGGTCGCTCTGCGGCACGTCGATGACGTTGCCCTCGGCGAGATCCTCGCGCCAGGTGAACAGCGTGGCGACGCGGTCGAGGATCGCCTGCAGCGCCCCGAGCGGGATATCGTCCATCGCCTCGCAGCCGACCGTCATCGCCAGCGTCACCGGGACTGGGTCGAAGGACGGTGGCAGCGACTGGTCCACCCGCTGCAGGTAGAGGCCGGTGGCGCGGCCGGTCTTGTTGCCGACGATCTTGAACTGGTCGGTGACGTCGCCGCTATCGGTGGCCGCCGTCCATTCGATGATCGGCTGGACCGGCACCAGGACGCCGTCGTCGTTGACGGTGTCGAAACTGTCGGGCGACCACATCAATGTCGCCTGAAAGATCGACAGACCGCTCTGCCGTTCGAACACGTCGATGGTGCGGGCGATGAGGCCGGTGATGTAGTCGTCCATTTTGTCCGAAGCGACGCGCATCTGTTCCTTGGCGAGCGGCAGCATTTCGGCTGGCAGCGTCGTCCTGTCGACCGTGTCGATCTCGATGCTCATCTCAGTTCTCCGGCAGCATCTTCAGCACCTCGTCACGGATGGCGAGCAGCAACGGCGTGACGTCGGACCGAAGAACTGTCCCCTGATCATCGACCGCTATCAGTTCATGGCGTTCGAGCCGGATGTCGATCAGCCGCGGGGCATCCGCACCGTCGCGGCCATCGCGTCCGTCCTTGCCATTTGCGCCATTGCTGCCCGCCTCGCCGCGGGCACCACGCTGAGCGCTCAAAGCCCACGGACGATTCTTGTCGTCACGCGCCATCTTGTCGGGCGGTTCGTCAACCGAATCGCGCCTTGCGATCCACAGCGAGCCGTCTTTGACAACCAGGTTGCCGCGCCGGTAAACCGTCGTCGATTTCCACAGGTCCATGAATTCGATGGAGACGCCGTCGTAGCCGTTGGTGCCGTCCTTGCCTGCGGGGCCGGTCTTGCCGGGAGCGCCGTCCTTGCCATCCTTGCCGGGCAGCCCGTCCTTGCCGTCGATGCCATCGCGGCCATCCTTGCCAGCCGGTCCGCTTTC